CTCCCCCACCGTGATTAGATTAAGCACAAATGACAACCAAATCCCTAACGTCAGGCAAAGTAGACCGGCGAGGGACAAACCCACGGTCGTTGGCTAATTTAGACATGGCTCCACGCTTCAAGCCGGGCGAATCTGGCAATAAAGGCAATCCTTACCCTATTTCACGCCAATTAAAAGATTTACTCCGTGATTGTAAAACCTCAAAACAAGTGGCACAAAAACTCATTGATACTGCCTCAGACCCCGACAACGGACATTATATTGGGGCTATTCGTGAGCTTCTCGACCGGACAGAGGGCAAAGTGCCTGGCGATGGTGTCCAAGTGAACTTTAACGAAATCAGGATTGTCGTAGTCCGAGAGCCTCTAAAGGCTAAGGATATGCCAGCTATCGAGGGAACTTAATGACCACGCAGACACTACCGGAGAGACGTGTCAGGGACGTTCAGGTAGTAACCCGAGACCCGCATACCGAACAAGAACGCTTCCGTGTTTCAAAAGCAAAACGCAAAATAATCCGAGCTGGCCGGCGTGGTGGTAAAACTGTCGGCATATCAATCCCATCTGTCGAGAAGTTTACCGAGGGACGACGGGTATTATATACAGCACCTACCTCAGAGCAGACCGATGCCTACTGGTATGAGATTAAGCGTGCCCTGATGCCCCTGGTAGATACCGGCGTGTATAAACTGAATGAATCCGAGCGGTATATTGAGCGGATAGGAACTCAGAACCGAATCAAGGCGAAAACAGCCTGGGACGCCAACTCCTTACGTGGTGACTTCGCAGACTATTTAATCTTTGACGAATACCAGCTCACTAATGAGGACGCCTGGGAAGTGGTGGGGATGCCAATGCTGCTGGACAATAACGGCGATGCCGTGTTTATCTATACCCCGCCGTCTCTCAGGTCTACCGGTGTCAGTAAGGCCCACGACCCACGCCACGCTGCCAAGATGTTTAAGAAAGCCCAATCTGACAAATCGGGTTTATGGGAGGCGTTCCACTTTACCAGCTTACAAAACCCTTTTATCAGCCAGGATGCTTTAGCAATCCTGATGGGCGAGATGTCAGCTAAGACAATGAGGCAGGAGATTCTAGCTGAAGATGACGATATTGAGACTTCCTGGCTGGTCCACTCCAAGTTTAACGAGGCACTATGCAAGATTAAACGTTTCTCAATCCCCTTGAACTGGGATGTTTATTCCGGCCACGACTTTGGTAGCGCTAACCCTGCAGGGTTGTTCGGCGCAAAGGTTAAACTGCCATTGCCAGTAGGCGCCCCGCCATATATGAGACAGGGCGATTTAGTGTTCTGGAGGGAGTATGCGCCGGGGCCGGGCTTCTCAACCGCCCAGCACGTAGCCCGCTTCAAAGAGATAGTAAAGGGCTATACTACTATCCGGCGGTCGAGGGGTGGCAACCTGAACTCTGAGGACGAAATCCGGCAGGGCTACACAAAAGAGGGCTGGGCGATTCTGCCACCTGCCTTGGAGAAGAAGAATACCCAGATTGACCGGATGATAAATCTTGAGGAAAATAATAAGCTCTACATATTTGACGATATGTGGCAGACGTTAACGCAGATGGCTAATTGTCTCTGGAAGCTCAAGGATGGCGTGATAACCAACGAGATAGACAACGAGACTACCCACCACCTGCTTGCCGCGTTACGCTATATTGAAAGTGACAGCGACTTCACGCCGGAGACGGTGGTAAAGTCAGCCGGCCGGGGCGTGCCGGTAGTAGGGTTAAGGTGGTGAGCGTTGCCTGCTGATTTCGAGAAGTGCCAAGCTGAGGGTGGCAAGATAAGGCGCAAGTCCCTCTCTGACGGCAGGTTTATAAATATCTGCTATGATAAGAACGGAAAGTCCCACGCTGGGGAGGTTCACGAGAAGCAAGGGGCGAAGCTGAAGGAGATGTTGAGGAAATGACAGCCGATGCAATCCCGCTCTACCGCCAGCACCCGCCGAGGTCTATCAGGGTTAAAGGGTGCAGTCTATGCCACAGGATGGGCGGGACCCTGATAAAACTGACGGGCGATGATAGTGGCTCGGTTTACGTCCACGAGAAATGCCTGAATGAGAAGCGGGCAGCAGATAGAGCAGCGACGCCCGCGAGGAGAGGGTATGTTAGATAGTGCGGCAGAAGAGATAAAAAAGAGCGATGACTTATGGAAGTCGTCCAATATCAAGGCTCTAAGAGACCAGCAGGAGTACGACTTCGGGCTGTGGGGGCCGTATGCGTTTGAGATGGACGCTTCTAAGGGCAAATGGGAGAGTTTTACCACTAACCGGCCGAAGATGATAGGCAATAAAGTGATGG